CCGCAAGTCATTATGTTTGTAAGATTGACCCCCGCGTATAACGTTAAAGCCGTTACTACTGTTTTCTACTATATCTAACATTTTGTTTCCTTTCATATGCTAGTTAAATATCGTGAAGTCTTTTCCACGTTAGCCAAGTTATAGCTTGCATCTCGTAAGCCTTCAAGCTCTTTTTTCGGTATGTGGTAACCGCGCCCGCGTTCTGGTACGCGTTCTGAATCTCTACATACTTTGATTTATTGATATAATTACTTGGGCTGGTGAGTGGAAAGCGTCGTCCCTCATAGATGCCTAGAGCGTGACCATCGACGCAACACGTATCATATCCCAGAATGCACTGAAAAAACGATTTAATTTTTTGCCCGTTAAGTATCTTTTCTATTTCATGGTCAAGCATGTGCGTCGTCCCATCGTCATCAACCCAGTTTGCGTTGAGTATTTGCCATGCCTTCTCCTTCATCGCGTTATAAGTCGACACTGGAAAACTGGTTATCTCGTCTCCATCTATAAAAGCCTCACACATTACGTGTGCATTCTCGATGTTACGTTCCCATTTGTTATTGGGCGAGAGTGCTGACACAACACCCACTACAACATTGACAGGTAAGCCGAACAAGTTCGCGATGCGTTCGCAATCCGAATAAGCGTTCGCGTACCATGTGACACCGTAGCGACGTTCTGCGGGTGTTGATAAATCATATATCTTTAAGATGTTTTTTCCTGACATAGTTAATGTCTCCTTTCGCTAGCTAGTAAAAGATAGCGTTAGGTTTTTGTCAAGCTCTTTATTATGTGCGCGATAACATCCACTGTAAAACCGTTACCTAGCATTTTATAGCGTTGAGTATTAGAGACGTAGTTGGTGTAGTTATCAGGGACAGTCTGCAAACGTTCGCATTCTAACGGAGTAAGCTTTCGCCATTTAAGCGCGTCTAGGCTTACTGCAACGTTGTCTTTCTGGACTGTCGTTAGCGCGTTTGTCTTCTCGTCAAGTCGTACTTCGAGTCGTTGTTTTGTCATTCCCTTTGTCGCTTGTTTGTGGTCTTGTCTCACACCGTCGACAACGTAGCGTCCTCGCCATGCACCACAGAGTATCTTGGGTTCGCGATTGCCACCTTGCATTGTTGTTAGCGTGGGCGATTTGCCATCGATATGGTAAACGCGTTTGAGTATGTCATGTCCGTTTAAGTCTGCGTCGCCAACGTGACACAAACCGTCATCACTGAATACAAGTTGTCGTCTGTGTTTCTGGAAGTACGACTTGAGGTTGCCACCCTTCCAATAGTTCGCGTCGAGACAGTGCGCTTTGTCTCTGTCTACAAATCCATCCTCTATAATATCGCGAAGAACTAAACCCTTATCGTCAGGTTTTGTCACGTCTGGAATGTTCGTCCAGTACAAACGTTTGCGACACTGAGGTGATACAAGAGAGCTATTTATCTCTATTGGCTTTACTCCAAGTGCGTCAGATATTATGTCTTGATACTGTTGTTTCATCTTGACATTCTCAAGTAGAAAATACTTGGGTTTTAGAACGCGCAATATGTTGACATACTCCCAGAATAACTTACTGCGTGGGTCGTCGAAGTTTAGTTGCTTACCCGCAAAGCTAAACCCTTGACATGGTGAACCCCCAACAAGCAAGTCGATAGGTTCATTGTGAAGATGCGAACGTTTGAGGATGTTGGTTACATCCCCAAGTTGTTCTATGTCAGGATAGTTCGCTTGTGCTACTTGGATAGCATACTTATCTATTTCACTTGCGTAGTATTTTGTCACAGGAATACCCGCTCTATCTAGAGCGATGCGGGTACACCCCATACCATCGAACAGACTAAGCACTCTCATTAGTATCTCCTTCTTCCATTAAGAGTACATTACTTTTATATTCTGATATGAACATAAAACCACCGCCATTACCTTCTTCATCCCTAGACACTTCTACACGCAAGGTTGGATGTCCCGCCTTGTGTAACACAAAGCTAGCAAACCCATCCTCGCCTACACCGTCAGTATCTTTCATACCGTCGAACGTAGATATAGTATATCCCTCAAGTTGTCCATAGTATTCTCGAAACCACTTCTCTCGCTTTTCCATGATGTCTTCTATATGATTAGTCATATTCTTATTCTCCTCTCTTTGGGTCAAACGTAAGTGTAATCTTACCCTTCATATCAATTTTGTATTTATAGATAAATGGAGATTTGTTTATCCACCTAAACAACTCGTCTATCTTACTGGTGCTATAGAATGTTCTAGGTGTAGGAGTATAACCAGACTGTTCCTCATCTATGTTATGCCACCTATCCTTTGCTACGATGATTGCTATCTCATCTTGTAACTCATCAGACAAGCAAGGAAACGATGCTTGCACATCGTCAAGTGCCTCTTCGTACAAACGTTCTTTTAACTCATCATTCATTGGGTGACTCATGCTAGCACTCTCCTGTTATTGAACTCCTCATCATTGGTAAGGGTATCATCAGTAACCCTATCCCAACACTCTACAACATCACTAGTCTCTATCCAGACTTTAGCACCACATGATAGTGGCTTATCTGGGCTATAGACTACTTCAGTCAAACCATCTACTACTACTCTATCACAGTAGATATTCTGCTTACCCGCCTTAACTGTAATTACTGGTTCTCGCTTATCATTCTTCTTGTTCGAGCGAATGACGTGCTGATTAACATGTATTCTCTTAATCATGTTGTTCTCCTTTCATACAGTAACATATACAGATAACAAGTATGCCTGTCAAACAAAAAAGGGGCTATCCGAAGATAACCCCCTTTAAGGAAAGGAAACAACCATATCAAGATACGCGAGAAACCTCATATGGTATTCCTAACAATACCACCTTATCATGGTTAGTGTCAAGCCAGTTTTTTGCCTTGCGTTTGGAATTTGTCACATGAAGCGTAATCCAAGCTCGAAGGTCGACTGCCGTTCCATCCTTGACACGTTCCTTGTTTGTCAGTCCCGCCCTGACTGTTGATATCTTTGCCACGACTTCCCATTGTTTGTCGTAGGCTCTTTGTCTCACTTCGGTCTTAGTTTCACGTTTTGTCATTTGTCTTCCTCGTACACATCTATGTAAGCGTCGATTGATTCCCGTATCAGGTCAGCAACACTTACCTGTTCTATGCTTGTCTTCTGAAATTCAGAAGCCATGTGGGATAGTTTGTCCCATTGGTCTTGTGTCATAAGTAGATTGTATGACTTGGTGTCTTCTTCTATTTTGTTTGGTCTTGGCATGATTGTCCTCGTGGGGGTTTGCCCTGCAGGGTATACGCGATTATAGATACAGAAAAAACATTCGTCAAGCGAAAAGATTTCTTGACAGACTTTTGTGTAATCTGTACACCTTATACCATGACTAACTGGCTTAACAACTACGTGATGGATTTGCCACTGCAGCCGAATGGCAGTATGCGGTTAGACTGTCCTATATGCTCGAAGAAGAACACGTTCAGTGTTGCAGAGCAGAACGGACAGAGACTGTACAACTGTTTTCATGCTCAGTGCGATACGCGTGGTCGAACAGACCTGAGGCTAACAAGAGACAATGTTCGTGAATCATTCTTACCCCGCAGGGTAAAGGCGGTAGACCAGAGCCTTGTCTTTGAAGAGCCTAGCACGTTCGTCCCAATATCTCGTAGTGAAGAAGCTATTAGTTATATTAAGAGCGTCCATGCTCTGAACTCCTTTCGTGAAGGTCGGGTAGACCTGCGGTTCGACTTCAAACGTAATCGTGTGGTCTACCTGATTTTCGACGGACATAGGATGGTAGATGCAGTGGGCAGAAGTTTAACAAATGAGAAACCGAAGTGGTGGAGATATGGAAGAAGTGGTTATCCTTTCCTTTGCGGGAATGGACATGTTGGGATTATTGTTGAAGACTGCGCTAGTGCTTGTGCTGTTTCTTCTAATTTTACGGGCATAGCATTACTTGGTACTAGTCTTCTAGACTCATACATACCAATCCTACGCAAATATAAAAAGCTTTATGTAGCCCTAGATAAGGATGCTACAAAGAAAGCACTAGAAATTGTAATTAAATTACAAGATGTCGTAACGACAAAGATGATGATTTTAAATCAAGACTTAAAGGACATGACAGATGACACAAGAGAAAGAATACTCGCAAGTTACGATTGAGAAACAGGTACTAGGATACCTTCTTAATCACGAGTTCTATCAGAAGGTCAAGAACATAGTCACTAAGGACATGTTTACTGGTAGAGACATTACAATATTTGACGCAATAACTTACGCACATAAGAAATACGGACAGGATATGCACCCTCGTCAGATATCTGCAGTGATATATGACCGCAATCCTGCTATGCCAACAAGTGCAATCACAGAAATATATGAGGTGATAGACAGTCTGCCTATCGGTATGTCAAATGACATGCAGTTAGAGATGGATGTGGTCAAAAACTTTTGGGTTCGAGACAAGGCTAGGCAGATAGGTGAGAAGGCAATCGCCATCTTCACTGGCGAGTCAGAACACTTTGGCGAACTCAAAACGCTCATCGATATGGTAGAAGATGGTAGGATGTCAGATAAGACTACCTACACTGAAGTTACAACAGACTTCGCAGACTTGATAAAGGAGTCGGTATCTGACCCCGACTTTCCCTTCGAGTGGGACTTGATGAATGATAAGCTAGCAGGCATGGACAGGGGTAACTTAGGTATCATCTTTGCCAGACCAGAGGTAGGCAAGACTACGTTCTGTGCTTTCCTTGCGTCTAGCTACATCAGGCAACGTAAGCGCGTTGTCTATTGGGCTAACGAAGAACCTGCACATAAGATAAAGCTACGTATCATACAGTCGTTCTTTGCCAAAACTAATCAGGAGATGAGTGAGGAGATGTACAGTCTGCATCCCATCTACAAGGAGCAGATAGAACCGTTTCTTGTAATCATGGACTCTGTAGGCACATCGATGGAAGAGCTAGACAACTACGCTCAACTAAATGAGCCTGACGTAATGTTCTGTGACCAGTTAGATAAGTTTAGGATAGATGGCGAATACAACAGGGGCGACGAGCGTCTCAAGGAAACATACGTAACTGCGCGTGAGATAGCCAAACGTAATAAGCTACTGCTCTGGTCTGTATCGCAGGCTAGCTACGATGCCCATGACCGTCAATTTGTTGACTATGCCATGCTAGATGGTTCGCGAACAGGCAAGGCAGGTGAAGCGGATGTCATCATCGGTATTGGAAAGACAGGTGGTTCTGATGAGGAGAACACGGCTAGACATATCTGTATATCCAAGAACAAGATAAACGGATGGCATGGCATGTTCACAAGTCATATCGATATCAACGCGGGGATATATTACTGATGAAAGTTCTTACATTCGACGTAGAAACCACCCACAAGGAGAAACCCAACGGTTCTAGTACCCCTCTACCGTACTTTGGTAACATGCTTGTAGCGGTAGGTTACAAGTGGCTGCATGAGGAAGACGTTGTTTACGACTGTTACTATCACAGTACCGAACCACCAACCCCCGATGCGTTCGGCAGGTTTCAGTCTGCGTTAGACCGTGCTGACATTGTGATAGGACACAACATCAAGTTCGACCTATCGTGGATACGTGAATCTAATTTTAAGTACGAGGGTAAAGTATATGATACGATGGTTTCGGAATATATTCTATCGAAAGCAAGACGTTGGTCTTTGTCGCTTGCTTCTGTTGCAGAGAAGTATGGTGGAGTGCAAAAGGAAGTCGACCTTATTTCACCGTACTTCAAGGAAGGCAAAACTTTTTACGACATACCGTGGGATACGATAGTAGAATACGGTATTGCTGATGTATTGGCTACAGAACAGGTAGCCCTAGAACAACTCAAAGCCTTTGGCTCATCGTTTGAGGAGATATATAATGAACCTGTTACCCACACTTCGCTTGTCATTTGAGATGACAGATGTTCTGGCTCACATAGAGCAGAACGGTATCAAGATAAACACAGACACACTTATGCAGATTAAAGAAGAGTACGAGCAGGAGATGTTCGTTCTCGAACGCAGGCTTAACGAACTTGCACGGAACGCTATGGGAGATACACCTATCAACCTAGACAGTCCTGATGATAGGTCTATGCTTTTATACTCGTGCAGAGTTAAGGACAAAAAGCAGTGGGCAATCCTATTTAATCTTGGTCACGAGATACGAGGTGCAACTAAGAAACCTAAGTTACGTAAGCGCATGACGCGTACAGAGTTTAAACATCATGTGATACGACACACGGATGTCGTTTATAAGACTGAGGGTTCACAGTGTCCTGCCTGTAAGGGTACAGGACGGTACAAGGCACTGCGTAAAGATGGGACAGTAGGCAAAGCAGTTAGGATATGTAAGCTATGTGAGGGCAAGGGTGTCCGCTACAAGAAGCTCAACGAAGTTGCAGGTTTCAAAGTTCTACCACGGGACGCGTTCGATACTGCATCTGGTGGGTTCAAGACTGATAAGACTACACTAGAGGACTTGGCTCTTACTCTGCGCGGTGAAGCACAGGAGTTTGCACGGAGCTACATTCGATACTCTGCCCTGCGAACCTATCTGCGTTCATTTGTAGAGGGCATGTTCAATAATGTAGACGACAAGGGTTTCATCCACACGGAATACATGCAGTGCATCACTGCTACTGGCAGACTATCTAGCCGTAATCCTAACTTCCAGAACATGCCACGAGGTTCGACGTTCGCTATCCGCAAAGCGATAGAGAGTAGGTTCGAGGGCGGGTCTATCCTAGAGGGTGATTACGCACAGTTGGAGTTTAGAGTAGCAGGATATTTAGCTAACGATGATAACATCCGACTCGATGTTGAGGCGGGTACAGACGTGCATAGCTACACTGCTAGTATCATTGGCTGCACCCGACAAGAGGCAAAAGCCCATACTTTCAAGCCCTTATACGGTGGAGTTAGTGGAACGGATAATCAACAGAGATACTACAGAGCTTTCAAGGAGAAGTATAAGGGGGTCACTGAGTGGCACAAGCAACTGCAGAGGGACGCAGTTACACGGAAGGAAGTCACACTACCGTCAGGTAGAGTGTATGCGTTCCCCGATAGTAAGTGGACAGATTGGGGTACGGCTACCAATCGAACTGCTATCTGTAATTATCCTGTGCAGGGGTTTGCTACGGCTGACCTGCTACCAATAGCCCTAGTCAAACTTTATCACGATATGAAAAAACGAGACATGAAGTCAGTCATCTGCAACACAGTTCACGACTCTATAGTTATAGATGTGTACCCATGCGAAGAAGAGCAGTGCATAGATGTCATGGCTGAAGCTATGTTGTCCTTACCACAGGAGACATTACGTCGATTTGGTAGGCAATATGATATGCCAATAGGCATAGAATTAAAGATGGGAACGAACTGGCTTGACTTACAACCCGTCTTGGAAGTATAATAATTTTACCGTAACAACCCAAGGAGAAAAATTATGGGTACAGATTTAGATTTAGTAAGTGAATTTGATGTGAATGTGGGGGATGACAAGGCTAGCCTGATTGCCATGCTAGGGCAGGATGGTCTAGCTGAGTCAAAAGGCGATAGTCTCGCATCCCTCAGGATAAACTATGACGCTGATACTGAGGACGGACACACATTAAAACGTGGTTCGTGGAAGGTATATAACGGTACGGAGATGGTATATGCCGACTCTGCATTCATAGTCCCAATGATGCGAACGTATGAGTATTCTGTGTTCGACACGGAAGAACAGACGTTTGCCTGTAAGTCAGTCCAACGTAAGAAGATGTCGGACGCATTCCCTGATAAGAGTGGTACGATGAAGTGTGGGCGCATGTCTCGCACTGAGGAAGAAAACTTATCAGAGGATGACCCGCGCTTACTTCTTAGTAAGTCAGTGACGTGTAATGTCATTCTGTACGGTAAGGTAGATATGCCTGATGGTAAGACTGCATCAGGTGAGAAATGTTCGGTGAAAGACTTACCGTTCATTGCCTACTTCAAGCGTTCAGGATTCAGACCAATCAACGACTTCATCAATAACAAACTAGGGAACAAGATACCGTTACCTACTGCTTACATTGAGTTGAAGACTAAGCGTATGTCTAATGGTGGTGTTACCTATTGGATACCACAACCAGAACTCGTCAAGGAAATACCGTTTACTATAGAGTCGAAAGAACTACTACAGAGTTTCCATGATGGAGTTTCTGCCTCTAATCAAAAAATCCTACAGGAACACAAGGATGCTTTGAAGATGGTGGCATCAGATGAGGATGTAGATTTAGCCGAACGTTTTGGCTGATGCTTGCCCTGTTTGAAGTACAGGACTTTTTAAAACGTGCAGGACGAGGGGAGATAGACTCTTCTCGTCTTGAGCATTTAATAGAGCAGTTTGGGGAAGACTGTAAAGAGTCGCTAAGAAAACAACTATCGCGAGATGAGGGATACCGAATACGTATGTCGGGTCTTGGTCGCCCGTTGTGTCAACAGAAGCTTGAACAACAGGGTAACAAGCAGGACATGAGTTACAATGACATCATGCGTTTTCTTATAGGCGACCTTATAGAAGCGGTTGCCGTTTTTGTTTTGAAATCTGCAGAAGTCAAAGTTGTGGATACTCAACGAACTTGTGAACTCGACATAGACGGCACAACAGTAAAGGGTACTCTCGACCTGATTATGAATGATGGCGAGGATAAGGTTTGGGATATCAAATCTACAAGCCCGTGGTCGTATGATAACAAGTTCGCCACGCGTGGTGGCTACGATGTTATAAAAGAGGACGACCCCTTCGGATATATTATGCAAGGCTTTCTGTATGCAGAAGCACAGGGTATGCCTTTTGGTGGGTGGATAGCTATAAATAAGTCCTCAGGAGAGTGGGCATTTGTTGAAGCACCCGAAGACCAAGAGGAAGATAGAAAAGAGTACATTGCTGACGCTAAGAAGCGCGTACAGAGCCTGTTAGAAGATAAAGGGTTCAAGATACCCTTCACACCAGAAGACGAGGTGTACACCGTCTCAGGACAGAAAATAAAAACGGGCAATAAGATAATGCCTAAGACGTGTACCTTCTGTTCATTTAAGAATATATGTTGGAAGAAAGCAGAGTATCTGCCTAAAGCAACTTCTAAAGCTAAGTTTCCACCAATGGTATGGTATACAAAAGTTGAAACAAGGAAAGTATAATGCCTGTATTCTACACAGAGACATACCCTCTCAAGGCTATGCACCTCAACCCCCAGTTAATGTGTGTCTTTGTAGAGAGTCACGAGGCTAGGGGTGGCGACCCTGCTACTGTACAGATTCGAGAATCACAGAGGTCTTTACCTCTTACATTGAAAAATAACTTCTCTCCGAAAGGATATCTTGTATCCGATACAGAAGCTAGAGATATTGTAAGGATAGAAAACGAAGTACAACAAATTATGTATCACCTTAGAATGGGAGTAACCATATGCCTTCCGACGTTGCGGTTAAACGACGAGCTAAACTATTTAGAAAAACACACCCCAAAAGTAGAACAATATCTCTTAAAAAGGCTGAACATAATGAAACAGGGATATCCGTTGCAAGAATAATGAGAAATACAAGATACAGGTCTATGTTTGAAATAAACGTAGCTAAATACCTATCACAAAGAAAAATAAATTTTGAGTATGAGAAGAAGAAACTTTCATACATACCAAAGCCACGGGTTTATACCCCCGACTTCTATCTTGTAGAACAGGACATCTACATAGAAACGAAGGGTCACTTCGACAAGGCTGATAGAGTAAAGATGTTACTCGTGAAACAACAACACCCTGATTTAGATATCCGTATAGTTTTCTTAAATGCCAAAAATAAAATTTATAGAGGTAGCAGGACTACGTACTCTATGTGGGCTACAAAACATGGATTTCAGTGGGCAGAAGGGGCTATCCCAGAGGAGTGGTTTAAATGACAGACGATATTGATAGAGAATTAGAGGTTGCAAGTTTACTTACTGGACGTTATTATCTTATCCTTAACAATAACGATTCGGATAGTTTTTCTATGTCTGCGTACGATACAAACTTAAAGGGTGAGAACAATGAGATACCTGCGGGTATGATTATACTTTCAGGACTTATAGAACTCATGGAGAATAACTTCGAGACTATATGGGATGCGGGGGTAGCTAGAACTAAGTTCTTGGCTGCAGTCGAAAACATACAGGTAGAGTTAGACGATGATGAAGTTGATGAAGCCGTAGATAAGGTGCTATCTAAAACTGGTAATATAATTAAAGTGGATTTTGGTAAGGAACAATGAAAAGAGAATTACAATATGAAAAACACGAGGATTTTATGAAAAGACAACATAATCTGGAGTTACAGGCAAACAAGCAATCAGATGTCATTAAGAATCCTAAACACTACGAACAGTATGAGTTCGAGCCTGTATCATTCATAATGAAGAACGAGTTGTCCTTTTGGATGGGCAATGTCATAAAGTATATCATGCGTGCAGGAACAAAAGAAAACACGGATGAGATACAAGATTTGAAGAAAGCAATAAGATATATAGAAATGCGTATTAATCAACTGGAAGGAAGAGAACCCAATGAATAACATGTTACCCACAACGTATCAGCAGTTTATACACAAGTCCCGCTATGCTCGTTGGCTAGATGATAGTCAGCGTAGAGAGAACTGGGGCGAGACAGTAGAACGTTACGTCGACTTTATGGACGAACATACCAGCACAAAACATAACTTCACGTTGCCTCAGAAGGACAGGAACGATATACTAGAAGGTATTCTTAATTTAGATGTCATGCCTTCTATGAGGGCTATGATGACAGCAGGGACAGCGTTAGCTCGTGATAACATTTGTGGATATAATTGTTCTTATATTCCTGTTGATAGTCCTCGTGCTTTTGATGAGTGTTGCTATATACTTATGTGTGGAACAGGAGTAGGCTTCAGCGTAGAGCGCGAGAATGTAGATAAACTACCAGTGATAAGCGACACATTTAGTAACTCGTACACTGTAATACAGGTAGCAGACAGTAAACCCGGATGGGCGAAAGCCTTGAAGGAACTCATTGCGTTACTCTATGCAGGAGAAGTTCCTGTGTGGGATACGTCTGAGGTTAGAGAGGCAGGCTCTCGCTTGAAGATTATGGGCGGTAGAGCATCAGGACCTCAGCCACTAGAAGACCTGTTCAGGTTCTGTGTAGAGGTGTTCAGTAAAGCTAGAGGTAGGAAGTTGTATCCTATCGAATGTCACGACATCATGTGCAAGATAGGTGAGGTTGTCGTCGTTGGGGGTGTACGCAGGTCAGCCCTGATTAGTTTGTCGAACTTGAATGATGACCAGATGGC